GCGCGCCCAGCGACCAGTCCGACTGCTGCTCGTCGACCCGGAGGTAGTACTGCTCCTGCATGGCCAGTCGCTGATCCAGCGCATTTTGTAGGGCTGCATTTTCCTTCTGGTACAAGCTCTCGCTGATCCGCCCCTCGTTGCGCTGCTGCAGCAGGTTGTCCATTTGCTGCTGATACTGCTGCTCGATGCTGAACCGCTCTTGCAGGCGCTGCTGGGCCTGATCGCCAAGGCCGGACCCTGCCAGCGTGCTATTCAAGCCAAGGGCGGCGCGCTGTAGTTGAGTGTTGAGGTTCCCTTCAAACGCAGCGAGCCTCCGCGCTTCCTCGGTAGCCAGCTTACGCAGCTCCATCTCCCGCTCAAGCGCGGCGTTGCGTTTTAGTTGGGCAGTCACCAGATCCTGATTGGCCAAAAGCGACTTTTGGTCGGAGGTCAGGACCTTCTTGTCCTTGATATCCGCCAGTTGCTGTTCCCATTTCACCAGGGCCTGACTGGCTTCGCCGAGCTTCTGCATCTCTCCGCGCTGCGCGCCGATGAGGGCGTTCTGCTGCTGGAGGACAGAATACTGTTGACGAGCCTGATCGAGTGCGCGAGCCCCAGCACTCTCTCGATATGCCGGACCTTTCGGATCTTTGTACTGCTCTTCAATGCTCGCTCTAACCCTAGCTACGGCGTCAGGAGAGAGCCTGGCGTCGTTCGGATCGGTTTTGCGGATTGCCGCCAGCGAGCGCTCGTATTCCTTAAGGGCCTCGCTTCTCTTACGAGCATTGTTCCAAGATGATTTTTCGAGCGCATCGACTCTCTCCATTGCCCTCAGAGATCGATCGTTAGCATCCGCTTCGTCCTTGTCAATCTTGGCTATTTCTTCCTGAGCTGCCTTTTTGTCTTTGAGGAACTGCAGCTGGTCACCGTAGTACGTGACCATTTCTTCTTTGGTTTGGAGATAACCGACATCACCATTTTGGGCTCTGGCTAGATCTTTCTCAGCTTGAGCGATGTCATCGTCGATGTTGTTGCGGCCGGCATTTTTTGCATAGTCAGCAGCTTTGGCTACAGCGTTATAGCCCCTCTCCCACCAACTGAGGTTCTCGATAATTTTGGGAGTTCGCTCGTTAATCGCGTCGGCCAAGGCGTTCGTAGCCAGCTTCACAGCGTCAGCATGCCTTCCTTGCTGCTCAAGAGCGGCAATCTGAGAGTACACAGAGGCGGTCAGGTAGTTGTATTGCTCGTTCAATGATGCCGATGCTTTTACAGGGTCATCTGCCAGCTTGTTAAATTCCGCGATGGTGTCGCCGACGGCTTTCCCAGTGGCCACCTCCATTGAAATGGCAGCTTGAGCCACCCGCTCGAAATTTTCGCCTGCAATCTTCCCGCTACCCGCGATGCTAGCTAACGCGGCGGAGGCTGCGCCAGTGGTTCCAACAGTGCCACTGATTTGCTTCGCCATAGCCCCAAGCTGATCGGAAGTAAACCCGGCAGAGTTGCCAGTTAGGATTAGCGCATTGCTGTACGCATCAGCCTCCTCTGAGCCTTTGTAATACGCGTAGCTGAGACCAGCGACCGCCGCTGCGGCAACGGTGAACGGATTAACGAGTCCCGCGACATACCCACCCAAAGCCCGCGCTGCTGGCCCTATCCCGCCGAACATGTCTTTCAGTTGCCCGCCCTGCTGGAGCAGCACAGTCAGTGGCGCCTGGCCAGCCTGCAGAGAGACAAAGATGTCAGTGAACTGCGCTGGAACGTTGCGGAGCGCGGCAGCCGTAGCCTTGGCCGTCATTCCGGTACGGTTAAGGGATGCGTCAGCGCCCCCAAGAGCCTCCCTGGCTTGATCGATTTTGGTCTTGTACTCGCTGAAGGTTTCACCATCCAACGCGCCAGATGCTTTGAATCCCCTAAGCTTTTTCTCCATCTCATCTAGTCGCCCCAGCGCCGCGACGGTAGGGTCAATCTTGCTGAGCAGTCCATCCAGCTCTCGTGCCTGCTCCCTTTGCGCGCTTGCTGCTGACTGGCTTGAGTTGGCCAGGCGTTCCTCTGTGGCCATCATCGCCTGCACGCGCGCGGCAACTGCAGCCTGCTGACTGGCTCTGTCCGAAAGAACGGTATTGGCCTGACGGTTGGCGTCAGCGGCCTGCTGGGTTGCCCGGGTCAGAGTTTGGGTGTAATCGGTTGCCTCCATCGCAGTGCGGGCCACAGCGAGTAGCCGCGCTTGCTGTTCCTCGGCGCTTTCTGCTGCGCGCCGCCCCGCCTGTGCGGCGGCGTCGGTTTGAGCGCCAAGAACAGTCTGCGCCTGTCCTGCTTGGTCTGCTCCTGTTCTCATCGACGCAAGGCCGGCTGCCGCCGTAGTGAAGGCTGCCGAGGCGGTAGTGACAGCCCGCCCTACGGTGGTCATCTGCTGCGCGAGCTCGGCCTGTTTGGCATTCAGCGCCTGCAGCTCCGCGACGATAACCTTCGTATCGCCGCGCATGCCAAGCAATGCGGATTCCCACGCACGACCGGTCTTCCCGGCAGACACCTCCGCCTTGCTACCAGCATCAACCAGCTGCTCCAGGTTGCCTGCTGCCTCTACAGCGTCTCCGGAGTCGACACGGATGCCGAGGCCTGCAATTGTCGTCATAGCTTTCTCCGGGCAATAAAAAACCGCCCGGAGGCGGCTTTGTGTTTCGAGTCTTTCAGATTTTGTTTTCGCGTGAAGCCTTCACCACACTACAGTCCGACTTGTCGGTGTAAATCTCGTTAGTCAAACGACTAGTGGTTTCTCGCTTAAACACTAGAGTCCCACGATCCACCGAAAACTTTTGGGGCAGATCCATGGAGTCGCTGCGCCATGTGATCTCGTTAGGGCCAAACGAAGCGCGAGAGGTGAAATTCAGTCCTGAGCCGCTTTTCTGGCTCTGCAGGGAAGCAGTCCCGTTTGGTTGGTCGATGATCACGAGCAGATCGTCGGCCCTAGGATCAAAGTGAGGGCAAGACAGGTAGGTAACATTACCGGCCGCTAATGCAGCCTGGCTTGCGAACCCGAACAATACTGCTGCGCCAAATTTATGCATTACAGATCCCTCCGCTTCAAATCGGGGAATCTATCACGGCTAGATCCAGTCTTGGGATCACCCTGCTGAATCAGCCATCACCGCGAGCGCCTCACTCTCCATGGCTCGCAGGTCATGAAATGCTTCGGACAACTCGCGACGCTTCAGGCCGATCATTTTGGCCGTGCTTGGAATGGCGGCGTAGTCCAGGCCAGACGGCCCGCCCGGGCCAAGACGCCACTGAGTGCCCAGCGCTTCGAATAGGCAGAAAGCGGGCCATGCATCCGGCCAGACCTCCACATCCTCGACCTCGATATCGTCCAGCGTGAGGCCGAGGAATGCCAGCTGCTCGGCGGACGGGCCTTGCTCATATAAGGCCCGCGCCGCCGCCTTCAGTTTCCCAGGCGGGCCGGGTTGTAGGCTTCCTGGTAGGCGTCCAGTACTGCCTGAGGCGCGCCAACGCAGGTCGTTACCAGGTCAAGGATGGCCGCGTCGCTGAACTTGTCATCGAAGCCCCAGCCAACGGTAACCGCCTTGATCTGCTCGGCCTGCAGTTGGAGCTGCCCCGCAGTGAACTGCTCGAGGCTTGACCCCTCCGCCTTGGCCTTTTCGGCGTTGGCCTCGGCCGCTTGGTTCCAGCTGTCGTAGAGCTTGGCCAGAGCAGTCCGGTCCATGTAGCGGAACGTGAATTCCACTGGCACCGGGTCGCCACCGACGCGCGGGATCTTCACCTCGGCGGTGAACGTCGGGCTCTGCGCGATCTTGATCTTCGGCATGGTGGTTCCTTAGGCGGCCAGGTAACGCAGCGGGCGGCCGGACAGGCCGACACTGATGGTGCGGGTCATGATGTTGTTCCGCTCCATGGTGGGAGTGGTGGTGATGCTTACGTAGCCTGGGTAGAGGATCTGGTCGCCGTTGCGCAGCTTCAGGCGCACCACGGTCAGCTCCTTGGACTCGTCGAATTCCTCAACAACGCCGACGTAGGCAGCAGTCGGCTGATCCTCTACCACGATGGCCAGGCTCAGCGGGTTGCGGTTGGTCGGGTACTGGCGGTCGTCGTCGTCTTCGAGGTAGCCGATGGTCGCGAACTGTTGCTCACCACCTGAAGGGGTGAAGCCGGTGACCTTGGAGATCTGCACCCAGTCGGTCACAGGGATCACGGAGCCCAGGCCCGCCCCCGGGGTGTAGATCTCGGCATTCGAGGTGCTGATGCTGCCCAGGCCGAAGCTATCGGTCAGCGGGTTCACTACACGTGCCGCGCGGTCGGTGAGCTTGGCCCAGCCGGAGTCGATCAGTACCACGTCTTGTGCCGTCAGGCTGTGACCGACAGCGCTCAGCACTGGTGGCGCGGCATTGGTGATTGCGGTGAAGGGGACGGCGGCCCCCAGGGTCGCGGCGATCTCAACGATAGCGCCGTTCGGCAGCGGAAAGCGTGCGGCCATGGTGTGGTTCCTCTTGAAAGCCCGCCGGGCGGCGGTTTGTTATGCCCCAGCGGGCGATTGGTCCGCGACGCCGCGGTAGCTGATGCTGGCCGGGACCGTGTAGGTCGTCGGCTCTGGAATGGTTGGCCCCTGCTCCACCGGCTCGACAATCAATCCCTCGAAACCGCTCCGGCTCAGCTCAGAGTCGACCGGGAACAGGGTTGATAGCGCGGCGATCAGTGCTTCGGAGGTGCCAAGAGGCTCCCCTGATGGGCAGATGATGCTCACCTGGTACACGCCGGCGTACTCGTATGCATCGCCGCCCAGGTAGCGACAGGTTGTCGGCCCAGGTAGCAGGAAGGCCCTCAGGTAGGTCTCGCCGGCAGTGGGCTCGAAGACCTGCTCGAAGTTCGCCACCTTGATCGGGTAGGCCATGGCCCAGGCCGCCAGCTTGATCTCGATAGCCTGGCGGGCGCGTGCGTGGCTCATGCTGTGACCTCTCGTACGGCCTGCTCGACCATTTGTTGGAAGCCGGCCAGGGTGATGCGCACCATGCCCGCCGGGGCCTGGCCGCTGTGGCCGTACTCCAGCGGGATGGCATAGATCAGGTTATTGACCAGGTAGGCAGTTTGCCCATAGCTCAGGTGCTGCACGTCGGCTACCAACTGGGCGATGGACTCGTGCCCGTCCGGGTCGAGGTTGTCGAGGCTGGCACTGGCCGGCGCGTCCACGGTGAACTGCCAGTTGCCACGGAATCGCCCCGTGTCCACCGGCGACAATCGGATGACGGTCGTGCCGATCTCGATCATGACCCGGCGGAATACCTCGTCCATGGTCTCCAGCGTTTCGTCGCGGAACTGCTGCAGCTGCTGGGCGAACGAGCCGTTGAGGCCGCCGAAGCGGGATGTCATGTGGCTGGCCATGCTACCCCCTCGCTTGCACTTCGAAGCCTACGGCCAGACCCGCATAGTTCCATGGCTCGACCGCGACCAGGGTGTATGTCTTCCCGTTGAAGATCATCTGGTCCTGAGTGGTCGGCGTCGGCAAGACTGTGCCGTCGAGCTTCTCCGGCGACACCAGCAGCTTGACGTCGCCCTGTTTGATGCGGGTACCGTCGATGTCCTTCTGGTCGTAGGTGTCACGGAAGGCCGAGCCAAGGTGGTTCACGATGACGGTCTGTGATCCGCCTGCGACAGGGTCGTATGCGCCCTGCTGACGGCGCAGCAGAGTCATCTCGGCACCCTTCCCGCCTCTATCCCTGGGCGCAAGCATGCGCACCGCTAGCGCCCGGCTGCGGTCGTAGATGTCAGCCATGGGTCAGGTCCTCAGGTGGTAAACGATCCAGCACCGGCAGTTGGCGATCTCGTCGTAGCCGGCTCCCAGGGCTGAGTCGCCCGGGTAGCGAAGCAATGCCCCGCTGTTGGTGCGGAATGCCTGCCCAAGGATCACGGTCTCGCCGCGCATGTGCCGGTGACTGTTGCGCACCTTCTCATCGGCTCGGTCACGCCATTCCTTCTCGATCTTTGAGCGGTCCAGGCCCTGGGCAACGAGCTGTTCCCATGCCTGGTCGCGGCCAGCATTGAAAGACTCGGCAGCGGCGGTCTTGGTCAGCATCTCGATGTGAGTCTTCAGCAGGCGCTCGGAGTAGCGCCCGGCGATCTTCTCGACGTCGGCAGTGGCAACTGGCTTTCCAGCCTCCAGCGCGCGTCTGACGATTCCGTCGAAACGGCGATCGCGGCGGGTACGAGCGAAGTACTTGCGCATTTGCTCCGGGTCGCCGCTCAGCAGCTGCTGTCTGGCATTGACCACGTACTGCGCCATGTTTCCCGGCAGGCCCAGCACACCACCGGTGCGCCGGCCGGTCTGGGGGCTTGTACGGCCTATCAGGTCCAGTGCAGCTTGCCGAGCAGTGCGCTGCGGCCCGGCAATCGTGCGCCGGCTGCCCATAACCGCCCGGATGGCATCCCGTACGCCGTCGGCGGATACCTGGCGTACTTGCTCGACCTGTTGCGCGACCCTGGCTTGAGCCAGCTGGCTGGATGGGTCGAACTCTTTCCGGCCGATCTCCCGGCGCAGCGGCGCGGGAATGACGATCGCGACCATCTCAAAGCGGCCGCCGGCAAGGAAGGCGCCGCGCATTGCCTCAGCAAAGGCAGCCAGGGCTCCCAAGCTCAGCAGCGCAACCAGGCCCTGCTCGTCGCCCTCAGCAATGAGCCGCTCGACCTCCGCGATCACCACTGCATCAACAGAGGCGCGGATCGATTCGAGGTAGGCCCGCTGCATGCCAGGCTCCAGCGCCTCGATAGCCCGCAATATCTCGCCGGCCGTCATACGACGTACACCGCCGGCGCCGGGCAGCGCACGATCAGCAGCGGATACAGCAGCGAGTCGATCACGCCGATCACCGGCCGGATGCTGGGGTTTCCGTTCTTGGCCACGGCGAACTCCTGCTCCAGCGGGCCGACCTTCTCGCGCTGCACCACCTGGGATGGCACGAAATCGGGATTCAAGCTGCCGGGGGCGGCCTGTTCACGCGCAGCGGCCTCGTAGGTGGCCTGCTCGATGGCTGCCGGGACGACATCCTCCGGCACCTGGTCGCCCATGCGATCCACGGCGCCGGTGCGCGGCCATTGCAGGGTTTGGCTATACCCTCCGGCCCTCTGGCCGGGGAAGACATACACGCAGCCAGCAGTAGCGTTGCTCGCCTGCTGGCCGACCATGCCGTCCACGTACCCCGATGCCCGCACCAGGGCGGCCTGCTTGTCCTCGTCGGTGGCTGCGGCCCAAACGGTATTGCCTCGGGCAGCCAGGTACGCATCAGCTCCGGCCAATGTGCCGTAGAAGTCAGGCATCGTGATATCTCGAATTGATGGGCGCCGGATTTGCCGGAACGCCCGGGGTTGTTACTCGTGCTTGGCCAGCTCGGCCTGCAGCTCTTCCAGGGTGACGTCGTCGCCGACCTGGATGCCCTTCTCGGCGAGCTTGGCGATTGCCTCTTCCTTGGCCTTGGCCTCGGCTTCAGTCAGGCGCTTCTGCAGGCTCTCGATGCCAGAGTTCTTGCCGGCATCGATGCCCAGCGCTTTCAGCTTCGCAATGAGCTCATCCTTGTCGACATCGCCGCTTGGCGCTTTCGACGCCTCGCCGCCGACCGAAAGAATGCCGTGCTTGAGGTAGTGGACCAGGACCTTGTGGCCCTTCATCTTGCCCCAGTCTTCGACCTCGACGGTCTGCTTGGGCGCGACCAGCACGCCGTTGGGCAGGCCGATCGGGGTGCGGTCGCTGTTGTTGGTTAACTGTGCCATGTCTCGCCCTCCTTACAGGCCGTCGACGTACAGCATTTCTTTCGGACGGCGAACGTCGACGCCCCCCAGTCGGAAGATCCCAGGGATCTCGGTGCGCAGCGGGCCTGCGATGTACGCCGGCAGGAAGCGGTGCGGCATCGGGATGTGGATCTTCACCACGTTCGGGTCACGGCGGTAGGCGACCATGCGTGCAGTGCCGCCAGCACCGGCGGTGTCCAGGCGGCGCATGGCGCGGATCACCAGCGGTCGACCGGTCTGCGCGGTGTACACGTTCTTGGTGAGGAGCCACGACAGGATGGTGTCGGTGCCGTTGTCATTCAGCGGCGTGGTGCTGACGTGCAGGAAGGCGCTGTACGGCATCAGCAGGGTGTCAGCCAGGCCGGTGTAAAGGGTTCCGGCGTACTGGCCGGCCAGCGCCTTGTTCACGTCGGCCAGGATCTGACCGGGGGTGGCGGTGTCCCAATCACCAGTGGTCGCTGCAGCGGCAGTGACGGTCGGGGCGTTGGTCAGCCCTACGAAGCCTTTGCGGGCGTCGCCGTAAAGTGCGACTTGGTCGACCATCTCCTCGTAGGCGCGGCGCGCAGCTTCTGCGTCGCTTGCCTGCAGGTTGATGCCGAGCATCTGCGCCTGGCTGACCTCTTCCAGGCCAAAGCCGTAGCCGATACCCGCCATGTGGATGGCGGTCTCGTGCTTGGCCATGTCGGTGCCGGCCATCGGGATGTCATCGGCATTGCCGTTGATCCAGTCGGCCTTACCGTACTTGTCCGAGGAGTAGTAGGTGACGGTCTTGGCCCACGGGTGGGCGCTGGTGTCGACCGGGACCAGCGATGGGTACTGGATCTCCGGGTAAACGGTCTCGTTGACCTGGCGCTCGATGTGCGAGGTCTGCGAGATCACGAAGCCCAGAGCGGCCTGGGCGTCGAGCAGTTTGTAAGTCATGGTTGGCTCCTATGCCATGGGCCGATTAGGCGGAAGGTGCAGGCACAACGCCGAGGCGGACCTGAGCGACCTGGTTGGCGGCGGTGGTGCTGGTGTCGTAGCGCGCGCCGGGGATCAGCACGCCGCCCAGGGTGACGGGCGAGCCAGCGGCTACCGCGGCCGGCGCAGTCACCCACACTGGGCCTTCGGTGATCAGGCGGGCCGAGTCGTACTGCTTGAAGCCATTGGCCTCAGCCTGCAGGGAGCGCTCGCGAACGGTGATACCGACGAACTGGGCCGCGGTGCCGGTGTTTTTGATGCCCTTGTCTTGAACGCCCTGGAATGCCGGAAGACCGAAACCGATGCCGTTGGCGTCTTCGACGGTGCGAGAGATCAGGGTCTTGGGCGACATGTCGACCAGTTGGCCGGGTACCGCCGGACGAATGCTTTCGGAGTAAGTATCTTGAACGGCCATTACTTGGCACCCCCTTTCCAGGCGTCTTGCAGGCGTTGTTCGTAGGCGTCCTGGCCGTTGTCATGCACGTTCTGCGGCTTGTGGTCCTTGTTCTGGAAGTGCTGACGCACCGGATCGGTGGCAGCATCCTCGACCAGCATGTCGAAGCGGGCGTCGATGTAAGCCTCGCTCTTGCCGGCGATGGCGGCGTCGCCGATCTTGCTGACGACTACGGACTTACGGATCTCGGCGTCGCTCTTGCCGGTGTAGTCGGCATCGGCGATGGATTTGGCCTTGGCGATCAGATCGCCGCGCGCCTTCACGCGCTCGTCGAGCTGGGCGTCGGTGATCTGTTTGGCCTTGAGGCCGTCGATCTCGGCGTCCTTCTTGGCCAGGTCGGCGTCCTTGGCGGCAATGGCAGTTGCATGTGCAGCCTCGGCAGTGCCCAGCTTGGTAGCAGCGTCGGCCAGGCGGCCTTGCAGGGTGGCGATGACAACGGCGCCCTGGTCGGTTACTTCAACCGGGATGCCGTCGACGGTAACCGTCTTCAGGGTCATGGGTTTTTCCTCTGGGGGTGGGGTGTGTTGTGGCCAGGAGTCGCCGATGCTTGCCCGGCTGCCGGCGCGTCCGCGCTGAACGATGGCGATGTGGTCGGCGATGATGTTGGTTTGCTTGGCCTGGTACTTGGTGCCGTCAGGGGCGATCCCGTCCTCCCAGACCAGTTCGCAGCTGTAGCCCACGCTGAGCTCGCGCTTGCCGGCCTGTACCGCGCTGACGGCGTCGCCGTCGGTGATCTTAAGGCCGATCTTCAGGTACTCGCCGTCGCGCAGGACCTCGTCACCGGTGGTGCCAACCGCAACCTGCTTCCAGTTGGAGGCAGTCACAGGCTGGGCCGGGTGGTCGTTGGTCATCGGGATCTTGGAAAACGACTCCAGCGAGCGCTTGGAGAAGACCTCCTTCTCGTCGCGGTAGACATTCACGACCTTGAGGTCGGGCCGGCCTACCTCGACACCAAGGTACTGCTGAATGCCGGTGCGCGCGGTGAGCGCGAAAGCTTCCAGGTAGCCGGAATCGCTCAGCTTGGTGTCACCCAGGCTGACTGTGTCGGTGATGTGCATGGTTTACCTCAGGGCTCGATGTTCGCGGGGTCGTTGGCCGGCGGGGCATCGTCGCCCTCTTCTTCCTCGGGCAAACCTCGGCCGAACTCATCCAGCGCAGCCTCCAGACCGGGCAGAACGCTTTGCTCGACCAGCATGGTGGTGGCAGCCTTGCTCAGCGCGTCCTCGTTCCACAGCTTGGTATTAGCGAGGATCTGCACTGTTTCGGCGGTCCGCTTGTTGATCTCGGAGCGCTCGGTCGCCGTCGGCTGCCACAGCGGGTTCCAGATGTAGTGGATCTCGGCAGGCCGACTCCCCAGGGCGGAGCGAATCAGGCAGTCGTCGAGCAACTGCATGGCCGGGCACATCTCAAGTTCTTGAATGGCCTGGATGCGGTCGTAGTAGTTGCGTAAGTCGGAATCGCCTGTGGCGTTCATCCCTGACGGGGCCTGGCCAAGCAGGCGCGTGGCCGGGATGTCTGCAGCGCCAGAAACTGCCTGCAGGAAGCGGTCGATGATGTCAGGCAGCCCGCCAAAGCTGGCCGTCTTGGTCTCGTACTCTTCTTCCTTGTCGAGAAGCAGTGCACCGTTGATGCCCTTGGCCGTAGCTGCAAGCCGGATACGCTCCAGCACGCGCTTCTCAAACCCTGGGTCCTGCAGCTGCTGCATGAAGTCAGGGATCTTGATAACGTCGACCTTGGCTTCGAACACGAGGCTGGCGGTGTTGGCCATGGTCGCGTCCGACTGCTTGATCGCTTCGAACACGGCCTGCAGCACCGAATCCCCCCAGCCGAACTCATTGCCCATGGCTAGCTCAGGGTCGGGATGCTCGGCGCCGATGAAGATCACCAGGCGCGACGGGTGAATGTCGATCGCGCTTCCTGCCAGTCGGTAGGCCTTGGGCTTGCCGAACAGCGGCGACTGCGGGTCCTGCTCCAACTCGGTAGGCGACAACTGCCGACGGTTCATCACCGTCAGGTACTTGATCCCGCCGGCCTGGATACGGTCGGCAGTCAGCGGTTGCGATGCGTCGCGCTCGCCAGTGCCGATGAACAACGCCGCACCGCCGAACAACCTGCCCCGCGTCATCGCCTGCTTCACCTTTCGGCGCAGGTCCAGGCGCTTCTCCTCGGCCTCGATCTTCTCGATCTGCTCCTTGGTAGCCTGCCAGCCCCTCCAGCGGCGAGTGGCGTCCAGCGGGGGGATATCGACGATCTTGCGCGGCAGCCAAGCCCCACGATAGGCGTTGCTCAGCTCAATGTCGGACATCACCACAGGCGCATACACGGACCCCGATGCCTTGTCGCGGTCGGTGCCCAGGTTCGCCACCAGGTTCACCAGCTTGTCGCCGAGGTATCGGATCACGCCCATTAGGAAACACCTGCAAGTGAGTACTTGTTGATTGGGTACTCTTTGTGGATGAAGTAGCCGCCAGCGTCTGGCCGGTGGTCGTTGCCCTGCTTCTTGTCCGGCTCGCCGTTCGGGTCCCAGATCTGCTGCTCGAGGTCATCGGCGTAGGTCGGGCACTTGTCGGCGTTGATCCGGTACCGGCGCTGGCCGGCGGCGTTGCAGAACATGGCGTTCATGGAGTTGATGCGATCTTTCACGGGTGGGTTGGCACCTGGTGCCGAGACCATGAACCCCGCCTGCTTCAGCAGGGAGATGTCGGTCTCGCTGGCCTTCACCGACTTGCGGGAGCCGCCCGAGGCGTCGGGGTAGACCCGGATCTGCCGCGTATTGCGGAAATCGCCATCGGCATACAGCCAGTAGCGCTCCTTGATCTGGCGGATCATGTCGGGCGTGTCGTAGCCGTTGATGATCTCGTCCACTGCGTGCGGCAGGCCCAGGCGCTTCACATGGACGATGGCCGACATCTTGCCGACGTTGAAGTCCATGCCAATGAACAGGGCCTCGCCAGGCTGGATAGTCTCCTGGCTGCCGTTGAGCTTGCGGTCGTAGGCGGTGTAGATCGTCCCGGACGTCAGGTTGACGAACTGGCCATTTAGGTAGGCCATGATCAACTGCTCAGGGTATGAGTCCATCAGCGATGGGATGTAGTCCGGCGGCAGATTCAGCTCGTTGTCGAACGTGCTCGCCTGCACCAGGCCATACATGTCGTTCAGCGCCGGCTTCTCGCGCAGCTGCTTCACGAACTGCTGATAGACGAACTTGAACCCTTCTGGGGTCGTGGTGACGTCTACACCGTTCTTGAGCCCGTCCACGTTGTAGCGCATACGGGCGATGATCTTTCGCCAGGCGTGCTCTGCCTTGAGCTTGGGCAGCACGTCCAGCTCATCGACCAGGGCGTGCCCGATCTTGAAGCCCACGATGGTCTGTGGCTTCTCCATCGAGCGGCAGATGGTCGTGCTGCGGTACTGGCCACCGCTGTAGAACTCGACCTCCTTGTCGCTCTCCTTCGTCTTGACCTTCAGGCCCCAGTCGAAGGCGACCTCCTCGATGGTCGGAAAGAAGATATCGCGGATCTGCGGGTACGTCGGGGCGAAGTAGCCGGAGTTGATCCTGGGCCATTCCCAAACGTGCTTGCAGATGCCGGCGCAGCCTACCCAGGTCTTGCCCGAGCCGAACCCAGCGACGAAACCGCGGAACTTGTGGGGCATGTTGATGAAGGTGGCCTGCGGGCAGTTAAGCGTCGGCATCGCGCTTCCTCGCATCCATCACAGTGACCTGCACCGAGGTGGGTACCGCATTGTCGAGCGGGCTATCCACCTTCGTCTGCCGGTTCACGTACACATCGCCGACCTCCTTGGCCGCCTGCTCAAGCAACTGGGCGGTCAGGGCAAGGTTCTTCATGCTCTCCGCCTTCTCAGCCATGCGACCCAGTGTGCGGAGGCGGTAGGCTCGATGCGCGATTGGGATATCGGCAGTCTCGGTGGTGAAGCGCTCCCGGCAAGCGTGAAACATATCCACCCAGCGCTTCGCCAGGCCGCGCCCAGCGAACTTCGTGGGATCGTGCGATTCGCACTGCTGCCGACTGACATCGACGCTGAATTCTTTTTTGACAGCCTCCACCACCTGGGACGGTGTATCGAAGCAGGCCAGAGCCTGAACAATGAAGGCTTTGACCTCGCTTCGTAGTGCTGCCATGGGTTGTCATCCGTCAAAACCTGTCAAAAATCAGGCCGACTTGAGTAGGCAGGTTCCGCAGGCCCTCGAAATGTTGATCTTGGCCACCTCAGGCGGCCGGCTTGCAGCGTCGATCAGCTGCTGTACATCGTGGCTTGGCCCATACCGGCGAACCACCCCGACGAACTCTTCAACGTCATGGCCGCGCATCTCAAGCTTGGGCATGCCGTCATCGCCGAACGCTGGGGCGCCGTACTTATCGAGCTTGTGGCCGATGTGGTACAGCTCATGCTCGACCAGGGCGCAGAACTCGGCCTCGGTGCACTGGGCGCAGTAGTCGCCAGCCAGAGTGATGAGAAAGTCGGGCTCTTCCCCGAACCAGTCGCGGATCTGCTGCTCTTGCCGAGCCTTCTGCCATCCACCTGCGCGAATCATCAGTTGCTCGGCCTGCCCCAGAACACTGCGACCCTTCTTGATGAAGGCTGAGGATGCCCACAACACGCCGACATTGGCGTCGATGAGGTGAGCGTGCTCTTCGTTGTGGATGCTGCCCGTGGTGGCGAGGATTTCTTGCTGGATCCACTCCCATACTTCGGGCGCTGGGCGCAGCGTGAGGGAGACAGAGTCGAGCAGGTCGGCCGGCGGCATCGGTCTACTCATGGAGCACCTTCGTCTTGAAATGATGGCGCGATGCCGGTATTGATGCAGATCCAATCAACAGAGGTAATCGGCATGACTATCGGTGAATTGGTTGCAAACGCATCTTCGGTACACGGACATACTGATGAGGATAAGCGCGCTTATGCAGTGGCTGCGGCACTTGAGGTAATCGGACTCAAGGCATCGCAAAGCGGTACGCACCTCACGCTCCTCGAAAAGGAATTTGAGCGCCTTAGCTCTTATGCCGATCAGATTCAGGAAGCATTGAAGGTCAAGTAACACTATCGGCGCCGCGACCACCTGCGGCGCCGACTTTTCAGCGCCACGAAACTGTGCACCTCGATTTTGTGGCGCGCCTACTTGCTCTTGCTGCGCTGGATCTGCGCATCGACCTGGTCAGCGCAGGTGTCGAGCAGGTTGATGGCCCGATCCTTCAGCGCCCACAGGTCGCCGTTCAAGCGCAGGTCTTCGTCATCGTCCACCCGCTCGCAGGGGACCATCTCAGGGGGTTCGAGCCTTACCGCCGTTGTCTTTACCGTCACCGGCTGAGGCTTTGCCGCGCAGGCCGTCAGGAAGAGGCTGAGCAGCCCAGTCACGAACAGGCTTGCTGTTGCGTTTGAGGTCTTCAAAGTTCTTCTCCGCCTTCCGCGCCTTCGCCTTGCTGGCCTCCAGGCGCTTGTTGAGGTCCTTGAGGTAGTCGGCGTTGCGCTGGGCTTCGGCCCGCAGGGTGGTGATGGTGGCCTGGCTTTCGGCGTTGGCGTCGACGGCCTTCTTCTTTTCGCTGGCTTCGAATGCCACCTCACCGCGCAGGGCGACGACGCGATATTGCTGAATACCAACGAGCAGCAGGGCAACCAGGCTGATGAGCAGTGCGGCGGCGATGGCTTTCATGCGGCGTCCACCTTTCTACCCAGGAAGCGGGTGACCAGCTCACGAATGGCCGTCACGCCGAGGAAGCCAATCGTGCCGCCCGCGGCTACCGATAGGCTGGGCGGCCAGCTCATCCACTCGATCAGGCTGGATGCAACCAGGCTAAGCGACCCACAGATCAGCGACTCGAAAATGATCCGGCGCTTACTGGTTTCTTTCGCGTCGTAGAGGACGCGCAGTAGGGAGACTGTGACGGCCATTATTG